CGAAGATAACAATCCTGAGTATCGGTTCTGACGGCAGACCGTGGGGGTATCTGAATCTCTACAGTCTGAGCCGCTGAAGACCGATGGCCCCCTTTTCGTGAATTTTCGCAGAATTAAACAGGGGGGATATATCAGACAGGGGGTAAATTTCGCAAAATGATATGAATCATGCGATAAAAAGGGTGTGGAATTTCGCCGGATAATATAGAAAAAGGCTTATTTTTAGGCAGGAAAACAGTGTAAAAAGCATTGTTTTCCTGCTTTTTTCTTGCACAGAAAGGAGATGGACATGGATGACAAATGAACAAGCTGCTCAGATTGTGGAAATGAGAAAGAAAGGTATAGGTTATAAATCCATAGCAACAGTGGTTGGTTTGTCACGTGATATTGTCCGTAACTATTGTCGTACACACAACCTGACTGGTTACGGATCAGCATTGACAAAGAATGTGCAGATAATGATTGAAAACGGAGATGCCTGTCCATATTGCGGAGGAAGCATACGAAAAGAAATGCGGGGCAGACCGAAAAGATTTTGCTCTGAAAAATGCAGAAGGGCATGGTGGAGAGCACATCCGGAAGCAATGAAAATTGATACAGCAGCTCATGTGAGAAAGAATTGCATTCATTGTGGACAACCTTTTATTTCGTATAAGAGGAGCGGAAGGAAATATTGCAGCCATGACTGTTACATCAAAGATCGATTCTGGGAGGAGGAAGAGAATGTTATTTCAGAAATATAAGATTTCGAATTTAATTCCGGCTGCTTATAATCCAAGAAAAAAATTGAAGCCGGGCGATAAAGAATACGAGAAGATAAAAAACTCCATTACGGAATTTGGGTATGTTGAACCGATCATCATCAACTCAGACATGACCATTATCGGAGGACATCAGAGAGCCACAGTTCTTGCAGACCTCGGATATATGGAAGTGGAATGTATCGTGGTCGATATAGACAAAACCAAGGAAAAGGCACTCAATGTTGCCCTCAATAAAATTACGGGTGAGTGGAACAAGGAACTTCTGGCTGACCTCATCAAAGATCTTGAGGATTCAGATTTTGATGTTGACATTACAGGTTTTGAACCGCCAGAGATCGAACAGCTTTTTAATTCCGTGCATGATAAGAAGATCACGGAAGATGATTTCGATGTGGAAGCGGAACTTGCGAAGCCGACCGTGGCAAAGACAGGAGATGTATGGATGCTTGGAAAGCACCGTGTCATCTGCGGTGATTCTATTCTGCCAGAAACCTACGAAAGGCTGATGGATGGACGGAAAGCAAATCTCGTTTTGACTGATCCGCCATACAATGTAAATGTCGAGGAGACGGCTGGCAAAATCAAAAACGACAACATGCCGGATGAAGATTTCTATAAGTTTCTGTTTGCTGCATTTGTAAATATGGAGCAGTCAATGGAACAGGATGCTTCCATTTATGTATTCCACGCGGATACGGAAGGGCTGAATTTTAGAAAGGCATTCAAGGATGCCGGATTCTATCTTTCCGGGTGCTGCATTTGGAAAAAGAACGCATTGGTTCTTGGAAGAAGCCCGTACCAGTGGCAGCATGAGCCGTGTCTGTTCGGATGGAAGAAAGGCGGAAAACATCAGTGGTATTCCGATAGAAAGCAGACCACTATCTGGGAATATGACCGCCCGAAAGCAAGCAAGGATCATCCTACTATGAAGCCCGTAGCGCTTATGGCATACCCGATCCAGAACTCCTGCATGAGCAACTGCATCGTGCTTGATCCGTTCCTTGGTTCCGGCTCTACACTGATCGCCTGTGAACAGACACACCGTATCTGCTACGGCATCGAACTGGATGAGAAGTTTGTGGATGTGATCGTAAACCGATACATTGAACAGTGCGGTTCAGATACGGAGGTATCTGTTATCCGTGACGATATGAAAATTTCGTATCAGCAATTATGTAAGAGAGGGCAGTATAATGAAACAGATGTCCTTCCTTGATTTATATTCCGGCATCAGTTGTTAATTCCATGCCCAGTTATATGAAAAGGTAGAATGCAATCGTAGCGACGGTGACCTATGCAGTTACGATGTCATTCTCGGAGTCTAGGAACTGATGCTCCATTTTCTTTTAGGATAGTACCATTATTAGCTTGACTATACAGGCATTCAGAGTGATATATGGTACTACCAAAAGGAAAGGAGACACAAGATATGGAGATTACAATCAATGGAACAGAAAGAAAAGAAATAGTCAGAGTATTATCTGAACATTTCGGAAAGAAAGCTATTTATGCTGGACCACCAACTTTTGCTTACAAGATTGGAGCAATAACGGTGGACAGAAACGGAACAGTCATTTTTGAAGATGAAAGCTTGAAGGATGAAATGAAGACAGTGCTTTTTGGAAATGAAATGACAGAGGAAGCACAAGAGAGTGCAGACGAAAACGAACAGGATGAATCAATCAGACTGACAATCCGGATCCCAATCGGAGACATGACTCCGCAGGGGCTTGTTAATCTGATGAACATGCTTCATTCCAAGCAGTACCTGATCAACCGATCCATTGGAGAAAATGGGTTTTCTATTTCAGACAGCCTGACAGAAACTTTGAATACACAGAGTTTTGAGAACACAAAAGAGGTTGTGGATTACATTATCGAACATGGTGGTTGCGATGGGGTGGCTTTTCTGGAAGAAAACATTATTTTTTCGGGTTTCCGGTATCCACTGGAAGACGAAAGATATCAGCCATACATGGAACTTGCTGCGGCAATGGTAAAAAAAGCCTCTGAACAAAAACGTGTACATCCTAAAGCTACAGTTGAGCAGAATGAAAAATACTATATGAGAGCATGGCTTGTAAACCTTGGATTTGGCGGTAAGGAAGGAAAAGAGGTTCGGAACTTCTTCTTAAAAAATCTGAAAGGGCATACTGCATTTCGAACCCCTGCTGATGCAGACAAATGGAAAGCTAATAGAAAAGCAGAAAAGGAGAAAAAGCAGTGTTCGGATTAAGAAGAGATACAATTGAATGGTTGAAGAAGGAGTATCCAAAAGGGACTAAGGTGGAACTAATCCACCTTGATGATCCCTATCGGAATATTCCTGCCGGGACCATTGGGTCAGTAGAATTCGTAGATGATGCAGGTCAGATACATACTTCGTGGGAGAAACAGGGTTCACTTGCTTTGATTTATGGAGTAGATGAATGGAAAAAATTATAAGGCCAGTAGGCTGATTTATGCTCGGATCATAGATATAGTCTTATTCAGCAGTGCTCGATTATGGGGACTACACCATAGCAGTGTGGGGACATTGTCAAAGGAAGTATTGCAGAGGTATACGAGTTGATAGAAATTCTGGCAGAGACGGGATTTGGAAGATGCGAATGTGGAATTTCCCTCATTGAAAGAAATGAAGAATTTGAGGATGCTGGACATGCAATGGTATGGGCACTTGGCAGAGTTAAATAGTTATATTGAATTCGAGAAAAGGCTTCTTCGGAGGTCTTTTTTGTTGACGCTTTTTACGAGGAGGTGAGGACAGTGGCACAGAGAGGAAGAAAACCAAAGCCTACGGCAGTAAAGGTGCTGGAGGGCAATCCGGGTAAGAGAAGCCTTAACACAGGCGAACCAAAGCCTGAGAAAAAAGCCCCGCGCTGTCCGGCATGGCTTGAAGATGAGGCAAAGAAAGAATGGAGAAGGATGGCGAAGCAGTTGGAGCATCTCGGCATCCTGACGGAAATAGATATGGCAGCATTTGCAGGATACTGTCAGGCATATGCGAGATGGAAAGAGGCAGAGGAGTTTATTACACAGCATGGGACTATCGTAAAGACTCCGAGCGGATACTGGCAGCAGGTACCGCAGGTATCCATCGCACAGACTTATCTGAAGATCATGAATAAGTTCTGTGAGCAGTTCGGACTTACACCTTCTGCGAGAAGCCGTATCGTTACGGACAGCGGGGAAGATAAACAGAACGATGAAATGGAGCTTCTGCTTGTGAAAGGCGGTGCAGGATAATGTTTGATGAAACAAAAGCAGACCATGCGGTCAATTTTATAAACTGCCTGAAACACACCAAAGGAAGGTGGCGGGGAGTACCGTTTGAACTTCTCCCCTGGCAGGATGAGATCATCCGTACCCTTTATGGGACGGTAAAGGAAAACGGATACAGGCAGTACAATACCTGTTACTGCGAGATACCGAAGAAGAACGGAAAGTCAGAACTGGCAGCAGCCATCGCACTGTATATGACATGCGGTGACGGTGAGTGGGGAGCAGAGGTTTACGGCTGTGCTTCTGACAGGCAGCAGGCTTCCATCGTATTCGATGTTGCAGTGGATATGGTAGACCAGTGTCCGGCACTGAAGAAAAGGATCAAGCCTGTCATGTCTGTGAAAAGACTTGTATATAAACCGACCAACAGCTTCTATCAGGTGCTGTCAGCAGAGGCATACACCAAGCATGGCCTGAATGTCCATGCCGTTATTTTTGATGAGCTGCATGCACAGCCGAACAGGGAACTGTTCGATGTCATGACCAAGGGTTCTGGTGATGCCCGGACACAGCCCCTGTTCTTTCTGATCACAACAGCCGGAACAGACAGGAATTCGGTATGTTTTGAACAGCATCAGAAGGCATTGGATATTATTGATGGAAGAAAAATTGATCCGACTTTTTATCCGGTTATTTACGGGGCATCTGATGAGGATGACTGGTCGAGTGAGGAAGTATGGTATAAAGCCAACCCTTCCCTCGGATACACGATTGATATTGAGAAAGTGCAGAATGCCTATATCAGTGCGAAAGAAAACGCAGCAGAAGAGAACGTGTTCCGGCAGCTCCGTTTGAACCAGTGGGTGAAACAGAGCACACGGTGGATGCAGATGGATAAGTGGGATGCCTGTTCCTTTGCCGTGAACGAAGAAGAACTTCTCGGAAGGGAATGCTATGGTGGACTTGACCTTTCAAGTTCCACAGATATCACGGCATTCGTGCTTGTGTTCCCGCCAAGGAATGATACGGAGAAATATGTGATCCTTCCGTATTTTTGGATACCGGAGGATAACATGAGGCTGCGTGTCCGAAGGGATCATGTTCCGTATGATGTCTGGGCAGCAGAAGGATGCTTGAAGACCACGGAGGGAAATGTCATCCATTATGGATTTATCGAGCAGTTCATTGATGAACTTGGCACGAAGTTCCATATTAAGGAAATTGCCTTTGACCGATGGGGAGCAGTGCAGATGGTACAGAATCTTGAGGGCATGGGATTTACCGTTGTTCCATTCGGACAGGGATATAAGGATATGAGTCCACCGACTAAGGAGCTGATGAAGCTGACACTGGAAGAACGGATCGCACATGGCGGACATAAGGTGCTGCGGTGGATGATGGATAACGTGTATGTCCGTCAGGATCCTGCAGGGAATATAAAAATGGATAAGGAAAAATCTACGGAGAAGATTGACGGGGCTGTCGCAACCGTTATGGCACTGGATCGTGCAATCAGAAATAAAGGAAGCGATGGCAGTGTATATGATAATAGAGGGATACTAGTTTTTTAATGCCTGTAGTATCAATGTATGAAAATCAAGGAAAAAGTGAAAATATCCAGTAAAAAATGATACACATGGTGAACATTATATTCTTAAAATACGTTATTATCTGGATAGTGCGTCATAATATCTTCGACATTGCATTCCAGTATATTACAGAGCTTGTCAATGGTATTGACTTCAACATTCTGATTGTGTCTTAATCGGTTTAGTTGGGAACGGTTCATGTGATAATGAGTGTAAAGGTCATATTGGGTGATGCCTTTAGATTTCATTGTTTCCCACAAATTATCGTATTTAATCATTTGAAAAATTTCCGCTTTCTTTCATAAAATATTGCTATGTAACTATTATTGGCGTAAAATAGCGATTGTAATAGTGTTCGCATAAAGACACTATGCGAAGGAGTGGATTATGAAAAAAAGATATATTGTAAATGGGATAATGATTTGTATTGTAATATTGTTAGTTTATCTACAAAATGGACGAAAAGAAAAGGTTATGAATACGGTGATCAATCAATATGATAAAGGATATGAAGAAGAAATATGTATAATAGCAAATAAATTGTATATTCGGGAAAAAGAAAAATATGCAGAAGAATTGATTGATAAAGTGGTTCAAAATAAATGCCAAAATGTTCGGTTTTCGTATGATATTTTGGGATATCCAGAAAAGATAAAAATTACGGTATATTATAGTGAATGGGATTATCGGAATATAAGAAGAAGCTTCACTGTATTGTATTCGTCTGAAAAAGAAGGAGAAAGGTTGAATATTAAAGATGATGCAGAGAAGTATAAGGTACAAATAGTTGAAGAATAGTTTGTTAGTAGTTTCTACGGAACAGGTAAAACAGAGAGTTATGATATAGAGATATGGCACTTGCAAATGCAGGTGCTTTTTTCTTGCCAATTTTTAGGAGGTGGAGTATGGGAATCAAGAGTTTATTTGGATTTGGACAGGCGAGGGATAAGCCCGTGGACAAGGCTGCAGATGCGGGATATTCGTTTCTGTTCGGAAGGACAACAAGCGGAAAGCCTGTAAATGAACGAACTGCAATGCAGACTACGGCAGTATATGCCTGTGTCAGAATTCTTGCAGAAGCAGTGGCGTCTTTACCGCTTCATGTGTATGAGTATCGGGATGACGGCGGTAAGAAGCTGGTGCATGACCATTCGTTATATTATCTGCTCCATGATGAGCCAAACCCGGAGATGACTTCATTTGTGTTCAGGGAAACACTGATGAGTCATCTTTTAATATGGGGAAATGCGTATGCACAGATCATAAGGGACGGAGCTGGAAGGGTGCTTGGACTGTATCCGCTTCTCCCGGACAAGATGGATGTGCAGAGAGATGACTGTGGAAACATTTATTATGTGTATTCCAGAAACAGTGATGAAAACCCCATGTTCAAGGAATATGGAGATATCAGGCTGAAAGCCGAGGAGGTGCTTCATATCCCCGGCTTGGGATTTGACGGGCTGATCGGATATTCCCCGATTGCGATGGCAAAGAACGCTGTCGGTATGACGCTTGCTTGTGAGGAATACGGGGCAAGTTTCTTCGCAAACGGGGCAAATCCGGGCGGTGTTCTGGAGCATCCGGGAGTTCTGAAAGACCCGTCAAAGGTAAGGGAGTCTTGGAATTCTGTGTACCGGGGTGTGAATAACGCACACAAGATAGCCGTGCTTGAAGAAGGCATGAAGTATCAGCAGATAGGCATCCCGCCGGAAGAAGCACAGTTTCTTGAGACAAGGAAATTCCAGATCAATGAGATCGCCAGGCTTTACAGGATACCGCCACACATGGTCGGTGACCTTGATAAGTCGAGCTTTTCCAATATCGAACAGCAGTCCTTGGAGTTCGTAAAATACACACTTGACCCGTGGGTGATCCGGTGGGAGCAGTCATTACAGAGATCACTCCTTCTGCCGGGAGAGAAAGGAAAGTATTTTATTAAGCTGAATGTGGATGGCCTCCTTCGTGGGGATTACCAGTCAAGGATGAACGGCTATGCGGTCGGAAGGCAGAACGGGTGGTTTTCTGCCAATGACATCCGTGAGATGGAGAACATGAATCCAATCCCGGATGAAGAAGGAGGAAGCCTGTATCTTATTAACGGTGCTATGACAAAACTTGCAGATGCGGGTGCATTTGCTGAGAAGGATACCGGACAGACACAGGAAGAGAAAAAACTCCCTGCACAGGAAAACAGCAGAAAGAGAGGTAAACGATGAAGCGGAAGTTTTGGAACTGGATAAGGAATGAAGATGAGAGCGTGCCTGACATGGAAAGGACGCTCTTTTTAAATGGCATGATTTCGGATGAAACATGGTACGGGGACGAAGTCACCCCGCAGCTTTTCAAAGATGAACTGAATGCCGGAAATGGAAATATCACGGTGTGGATCAATTCACCGGGCGGTGATGTGTTTGCAGCAGCCCAGATCTATAACATGCTCCGTGATTATAAGGGAAGCGTGACGGTCAAGATTGATGGCATTGCAGCCTCAGCAGCATCCGTGATTGCTATGGCAGGAGATAAGGTCTGTGTATCCCCGGTGGCTATGATGATGATCCATAATCCTGCAACGATGGCAATGGGTGAGGCAAAGGATATGCAGAAAGCGATCGCCATGCTGAATGAGGTCAAGGAATCCATCCTGAATGCCTATGAATTCAAGACGGGGCTTACCCGTGCAAGGCTCTCGCACATGATGGATGACGAGACCTGGTTCAATGCAAAGAAGGCGGTGGAGCTTGGCTTTGCGGATAAGATCCTTTTTGATTCCGATGAGGATGAGAAAAAGAAAAAGCCGGAGGAGCCAGAAGAAAAACCGGAGGAAGGCAGTGATGGAGAGAAAGGGGACGGAGAGGATGATAAGGACAAAAACGGAAAAAAGAAGCTCCCGTTCCAGCAGGATTCCATGATGTTTTCCACCAAGGCGATGAATGAATCGTTCCTTTCCAAGGTGTCCAACAGGGATGCCATGATACCAGTCAACCAGTTGGAGAAGAGACTGAGTCTCTTAGCACATTAAGGAGGATATTGAACTATGAGTAAGATTTTAGAATTAAGAGAAAAGAGAGCGAAGGCGTGGGAAGCTGCAAAAGCATTCCTTGATGCCAAGAGAACACAGGAAGGTTTTGTTTCTGCTGAAGATGCAGCCACCTATGACAAGATGGAAGCGGATGTCGTAAATCTTGGAAAAGAGATCGAGAGACTGGAAAGACAGGCTGCCATTGATGTAGAGCTTGCAAAGGCAACAAGCACCCCGATCACCAATCAGCCGCATGCCGGAACTGGCGGGGAGACAAAAACAGGAAGGGCAACCGATGAGTACAGAAAAGCGTTCTGGAATGGTATGAGAAACAAGATGTCATACGAAGTACAGAACGCTCTTTCTATTGGTACGGATTCCGAGGGCGGATATCTTGTGCCGGATGAGTATGAAAGAACACTGGTGGAAGCCCTGAATGATGAAGTATTCTTCCGTAATCTGGCTACTGTTATCAAGACATCGAGCGGTGACCGTAAGATTCCAATCGTCACATCAAAGGGTGAGGCAGCATGGATCGATGAAGGGGGTCAGTTTACAGAATCCAATGACAGTTTTGGGCAGACAACCATTGGTGCTCATAAGCTGGCAACCATGATCAAGGTTTCAGATGAGCTTTTAAATGACAGCGTGTTTAATATCGAACAGTATATTTCCAGGGAGTTTGGAAGAAGGATCGGTGCAAAGGAAGAAGAAGCCTTTTTCATCGGTGACGGAGCAGGAAAACCTACAGGTATTTTCAACGCAACAGGCGGTGCTGAAACAGGAGTGACAGCTGCAAATACCACCATTACGTTTGATGATGTCATGGATCTTTATTATTCCCTTCGAGCTCCATACCGTAACAAGGCAGTATGGCTTCTGAATGATTCGACCGTTAAGGCAATCAGAAAACTGAAGGATGGAAACGGAAATTATATCTGGCAGCCATCTGTAAGGGAAGGAGAGCCGGACAGAATCTTAAACCGTCCTTACCGTACATCCATTTATGTGCCGGAGCTTGCAGCAGGAAAACGTGTGATGGCATTTGGTGATTACAGTTATTACTGGATCGCAGAACGCCAGGGCAGAAGTTTCAAGAGACTGAATGAGCTTTATGCTACAACGGGACAGGTTGGATTTCTCGCTTCCGAGCGTGTTGACGGCAAGCTGATCCTGTCTGAGGCAGTGAAAACACTCGATGTGAAAGCTGCCGGAAAGTAGGTGGGTTGAATGTTTGTAACGCTTGAGGAAGCCAAAGGGTATCTGAGGGTGGATTCATCAGACGAGGATAGTTTTATCCTCGGTCTGATGGAAACTGCAAATGCCCTGATTAAAAATGTGACAAGACGGACTCCGGCGGTACTTAAGAAGCATGAAGCAGTTGTGCGGACAGCGGAACTGTATGTGGTCGCTTATCTTTATGAGCACAGGGAGGAAGCCGATCATAAGGCTATGACGGAGACTGTGAAATATCTGCTCTTTGGCATACGGAAGGAGAAATTTTAATGATCGAACTGATGCGTGACCGGATTACAATCCAGAAAAGTTCCGTGAAAACAGATAAGATCGGAAACCATACGGCAGTCTGGGAAGATGTGTATTCCTGTGCTGTTTATGCCAATAACCTGTCGGGAAAAGAATACTGGGCAGCAAAGCAGTTGAATGCCCAGTCTGAACTGGACTTTATTATCCGGTACTGCAGTGAGGTGGCAGCCCTGGACAGCGAGCATTACCGCATCAGGTTCCGTGGGGATCTTTATAATATTACGTTTATTGATAACGTGCAGTATAAAAACAAATCTGTCAGGATCCGTGCGGAACGGATCAAACGGTGAGGTGAATTGGAAATGGCAAAGAAGATCAAAGCGGATGCCCTTGCATCGGAAGTCATGAAAGAGTTGGACGATTATTCCAGCCTGACTACGGAAGTGATGAAGAAGGCGGTCAGAAATGCCGGAAAAACAGTCCGGGAGGAGATTGCAGACACAGCACCGAAAAAGACCGGAACTTATGGAAAAAGCTGGACGGTCAAAAAGACAGGGGAAGACAGTAAGTCCCTGCAGGTAACGGTACATTCCAAAAACCGATACCAGATCGCTCATCTCCTGGAGCATGGATATGCAAAAAGGGGAGGCGGCCGGGTAGCAGCAAGACCGCATATTGCACCTGCAGAGGAGACTGGAATCCGCCAGCTTGAGGAAGAAATCGAGAGGGGGATCCGGAATGGATGATCTGGTTAAGATGATGGAAGAAACAGGACTGCCATTTGCCTACGACCACTTTGAAGAGGGCGAAGCACCGGAGCCGCCGTTTGTATGTTATCTTCTTCCGCAGAGTAATCACTTTTCTGCGGATGGGAGGGTGTATCTGAAGATTACGGAAGTCCATATCGAACTGTATACCGACTGTAAGGACTTGTCGGCAGAACAGAAAGTGGAAGCCGTGCTGGATAAGCATGGCATTTTTTATGAGAAATCCGAGGTATGGATTGAAAGCGAAAAGCTGTATGAAGTCCTGTATTCATTTGAGATGGAGGTTTAGACATGGGAAATAAAGTAAAATACAATCTGAAAAATGTCCATGCAGCAAAGCTGACGGAAACGGTAAGCAGCAGCGGTGAAACGACATTTTCTTATGAAAGTCCAAAAGCGATCCCCGGAGCAGTCAGTATCAGTCTGGATGCGGAAGGGGAATCCACACCGTTTTATGCAGACGGCATCGTGTATTTCCGTTCTGTGACAAATAACGGATACAGTGGTGACCTGGAAATTGCACTGATCCCGGAGTGGTTCCGGACAGAGATCTTACAGGAGAAGCTGGATGGAAAAGGTGTGCTTGTGGAAAGTACAAATATCGGGGAAAGCGTGAAGTTCGCCCTGCTATTTGAATTTGACGGGGATGTGAATAGTATCCGCCATGTGATGTATAACTGCACGGCATCCCGCCCGTCCATCGAATCCGAAACAAAAGAGGATACGATCGAGCCGGGAACGGAGAAGCTGTCACTGACGGCTGATCCGAGAAGTGACGGACTGGTAAAGAGCCGTACCGGAGATACCACGGATGCAGCGACATATACGAACTGGTATAAGTCCGTATATATTCCGTCAGAAACAACAGGCAGCAGTGCGAAAGGATAAGGTGAAAGGATATGTTAAAAAGAGAAATTGAAATCTGTGGGAAAAAGATCCCGTTCCGGTCATCTGCGACCGTTCCGAGATTATACCGTGCAAAGTTCAAAAGGGATATTTTTAAGGATCTGTCGAAACTGGAAAAATCCTATAAGGGTAAGACCGAGGATGGGGATGAGTTCCAGATCGATGACCTGGAGATCTTTGAGAATGTTGCATATATCATGGCCTACCATGCGGATAACAGTATTCCGGCATCCATTGATGAGTGGCTGGACCAGTTTGATATGTTTTCCATCTATGAGGTGCTGCCGCAGATCCTGGAACTGTAGGGCGATAACCTTGCAACAGAGGTGGCAGCAAAAAAAGGTCTGGCAGAAGTGAACGGGAAATGACAACACCGCTGTTCCTTCTGCGCAGCGTAGAGATTGGAATATCCATATCGGACCTGGATCTGCTGACTGTTGGGCTGGTGATCGACATGTGGACGGAAAAAGCAAATGATGATGTGAAATATAATAAGATCGCCACGCAGGATGATTTTGATAAATTCTGATAGCAGCATCAGAAAAATCATGTTATTATGATGTTGTATAATTTCTGTTTGAAAGAATACAGAAATTATTCTCCACTCCTGAGAAAATAATTATGCAGGGATAATCCTTGGAAAATATTCTAGGGATTCAGCTTAGAAGGTGACAAAAAGTGTCCGCTATCTTCTGCAGGTTATTTAATGGGATCAGGAAGAAAGGAGGATAACTATGGCTAAGAGAAAAGGAGTATCCGGTAAAACTCATACGAAACAGCAGCTTAATGATTATGCCAATCAGAATAATCCGAATAATAAGGCATACCGGGCGAGAAGAACGAACGAAGGAAAAACCCGAAAAACAGGGAATCACTTTGACCAGGATATGATTTATTATGAGCCGGATTTTGGCTTTGGCTGGTGTGATGACTAGGATCTGAGAAAGGCAGGTATTTGTATGGGAAACTTTTTTTATAACCTGTTTAATGGAAAGACGGGCTATACAATATCGGATAGCATGGCAGTGGATGAAGATGGTGATCTTTTAATGAGGTTATCTGATCATACGGTTATGGACATGGACACAGGGGAAATTGGTTTTTTATCATCGGCAGGAAATCTGTTTGACGAGGAAGATGAATGGTAATGTAAACCTGATATGACGAATGGAAAAGCATCGCATTTTGCGGTGCTTTTCCTATACTTAGAAAATTATGATTTTATGAAAATAAGGCATCGATCATTTAATTGTGATCGGTGTTTTTTTTCTGCCATGACGGGGGAGGTGTGTGCAGGTGGCAAGCAGGATTAAAGGAATCACGGTCGAGATCGGAGGGGATACCACTGGTCTTGACAAAGCTCTGAAAAATGTAAATGCAACGATCAGGACAACCCAGTCCTCGTTGAAGGATGTCAATAAGCTGCTGAAACTGGATCCGGCAAATACAGAGCTGCTTGCACAGAAGCAGAAACTTTTAAAGGATGCCATCGGTTCTACCAAAGAAAAACTGGATGCTTTAAAAACAGCACAGGAACAGGCAAAGCAGAAGATGGAGAACGGGGATCTGGGACAGGACAAATATGATGCCCTTCAGAGGGAAATCATCGAAACGGAACAGGAACTCCAAAAGCTGGCACAGGAAGCAGTAAATTCTAATGCTGCCCTTGCAAAAATCGAAGAGGTTGGTGGGAAGCTGGAGTCAGTCGGAAATAAGATATCCGGTGTCGGAACAAAAATGCTTCCCGTAACGGCGGCAGTTGCAGGTCTTGGTACGGCAGCAGTGAAGACTACGGCAGATTTTGATTCTTCCATGAGCCAGGTACAGGCCACGATGGGAATTACGGCTGATTCCATGTCAAAGGTGGATGGACAGTCCGTAAATACGATAGATACCCTGCGTACTCTGGCGAAGCAGATGGGAGAGAAAACAGCCTTTTCTGCAAGTGAGTGTGCACAGGCACTTAATTACCTTGCTTTGGCGGGTTATGATACACAGCAGATGTGTGATACGCTTCCAACGGTACTGAATCTGGCAGCCGCAGGAGATATCGATCTTGCATCTGCATCGGATATGGTAACGGATGCCATGTCAGCCCTTGGCATGCAGACGGATGAAGCCAATACAATGGTCGATCAGATGGCAAAAACAGCATCGACCACGAACACATCCGTGGCGCAGCTAGGGGAAGGAATCCTTACCATTGGTGCAACTGCTAAATCCGTAAAAGGCGGTACGGCAGAATTAAATACAGCCCTTGGTATTCTGGCCAATAATGGTATCAAGGGAGCAGAGGGCGGTACACATCTTAGAAACGTGATCCTTGCATTACAGAGTCCGACCGATAAGGCAGCTGCCTGTATGGAGAGTCTCGGTCTTCAGGTTTATGATTCGCAGGGAAACATGAGGAGTCTGAACGATATCCTTTCTGGCCTTAATAAGTCTATGGATGGCATGACCTCTGCCGAGAAGAATAATATCATCAGTACGATCTTTAATAAAACGGATCTGTCATCCGTAAATTCCCTGCTTGCAAATACCGGGGATACCTGGGACAGCCTTCAAAAGTCCATTATGGAATCCGGTGGTGCTGCACAGCAGATGGCAGATACACAGCTTGATAACCTGTCCGGTCAGATCACCATCTTAAAATCAGCGGTGGAAGGTCTGGCCATTTCTTTTGGAGAGGCGCTTATGCCTGTGATCCGGAGTCTTGTCTCAAAGATACAGGGATTTGTAGATAAGCTGAACAGCATGGATGAATCCCAGAGAAACCTGATCATCCGTGTTGCAGCGGTGGTTGCAGCCATCGGACCGTTCCTGATCATTCTTGGAAAAACGATCTCAACCGTAGGGACAGCGATGAAAGGCTTTTCTTCCCTTGCCAAAGGGATCGCAAGTCTTGGAGTAAAGATCGCAGGAAGCAGCGGTTCGGTAACCGGGCTTGCAAGCGCACTTGGGGCGGTAGCAGGACCTGTGCTGGCGGTTATTGCCGTGGTGGCCGTTTTAGTGGCTGCATTTAAACATCTGTGGGATACCAACGAGGAATTCAGAAATGCCATGACAGCGATCTGGGAAGGTATTGTCAAGAAGATACAGGCATTTGTTGAAGGGATCAAGGAAAGGCTGGCAGCCCTTAATATTGATTTTACTGCAGAGGTAAATACACTGAAAAAAATCTGGAATGATTTCTGTGAACTTCTGGCACCTGTGTTTGAAGCAGCATTCAGTATCATTTCAACAGTTCTTGGTACAGTACTTGATGTACTGACGGGACTGCTTGATGTGTTTATCGGACTTTTCACGGGAAACTGGGAGCAGATGTGGTCAGGGATCAAGGAGATATTCTCCGGCATCTGGAATGGGATCACTGGAATCTTTACGGCAGCATTGAATCTTATCCGTGGAATTGCGGATACAGTCCTTGGATGGTTTGGTACAAGCTGGAATGCAGTATGGACTTCCGTATCTACGTTCTTTACGAATATCTGGAACGGGATCACGTCATTCTTTACCGGAGTATGGGAGACCATCAAGAATGTGGTACAGGTAGGAATCTTGTTTATTGGTTCGCTTTTGGAAGCAGCATTTAATATCATTACACTGCCGTTCCGCTTTGTATGGGAGAACTGTAAGGAGACCATTATTTCCGTATGGAATACTATAAAAAGCACGGTTTCGACTGTGATTGATGCCGTGGCATCGGTGATCTCTACAGTCATGAATACCATAAAGACTGTGATTAGCACAGTCTGGGATGCAGTCAGTACAAAGATATCTACCGTGCTGAATGCCATTAAGTCAGTGGTGACCACGGTATTTAATGCAGTAAAAACGGTAGCGGTTACGGTGTGGAATGGAATCAAAACCGCAATCAGCACGGTCGTTGACGGCATTAAAAGCAAGGTGTCTTCCGTATTTGAGGTTTTGAAGAATACACTTTCTTCTGTTTTTAATGGAATCAAATCGACAGCGGTATCTGTTTGGAACGGGATCAAGAGTGCAATCGTTACACCGATTGAGGCAGCAAGGGATACCATTAAAGGAATTGTGGACAAGATCACGGGGTTCTTTAATAACATGCATTTGTCGCTTCCGCATATCAAGTTACCGCATTTCAGTATCAGTGGGAAATTGTCACTTGCTCCGCCAAGTGTACCGTATCTGAATATCGATTGGTACAAGGAAGGCGGTATCATGACAGGGCCGACCATCTTTGGCATGAACGGGTCGAGTCTTATGGCAGGAGGGGAAGCCGGAAAAGAAGCGGTTCTTCCACTGAAAGGCTTTTATGAACAGTTGGAAAATATCCTGACAAACAGGCTGAATACTTCGGCAATGGAGCAGTATCTGGCTGTGATAGCAGAAAACAGCGGAAAGGGCATCTATCTGGATGACGGAACGCTGATAGGAAAACTGGCACCCGGGATCAATCAGAAACTGGGCATGCAGAAATTTAAAGCAGAAAGGGGCATGGTCTGATGAGCGAATATACAACCGCAGGATTTGGGGCAACGATCAATGGAAAGCACACATGGAAAGATTATGGTCTTGTGATCGGCAATACGGATATTGTAAGTGAGCCATCCCCGAAAACTAATTATATTGAAGTGCCTGGAAGCAGTATCAGAATTGACCTTACGGAAACGCTGACAGGACAGGTGGAATATGAGTCCAGACAGCTTAAGTTTTCTTTAGGGAAAATGGAAAGGGAAGATTTGTGGCCGGTGTTTTACCGGACATTTCTGAAGGCATATCAGGGCAAAGAAGTACGGGTTGTTCTGGATCAGGAGCCAGATGTGTATTATCACGGACGTGCAGAAGTTTCGGGGTTTTCCAGAAATGGAAGGCTCGGTACATTTACCCTGACGATAGATGCGGATGCGTATAAATACGAAATTAATGTGTCAAGCGAGGATTGGCTGTGGGACGTATTGAATTTTGAAACAGGGATCATCCGTGATTACCGTGGGATCAGTGTCTCTGGAAGCAGCAGTAAACTTCTGGAAGGAAGCGGTATTCCGGTTGTTCCTGCATTTCTTGTCAGCAACCTTGATGAAAGCGTTTCGAACTATATTACTTTTAATGGGACGAGGTACACTCTGCAGGAAGGCCGGAATCGCTTTGCAGATCTGATCATTCAGGCAGGAGGTGGAAGACTCTATTTTTACGGAAAGTATACAGTAAATATTGAGTTCCGGGGAGGGAGTCTGTAAATGTATAAAGTATTTTGTGACGATCAGCTTTTGTATCTTCCGGGAGATCAGGAGCTGGTCATTTTTAATACCAAGCTGGAACTGGCAGATAACAAATCCGGTTCATTTGAGTTTGATATCCCGGCAGTAAACCCGATGTATGACAGGATGAAAAAGCTGACTTCCGTCATCCGGGTAGAAAAGGATGGGGACAGTATTTTCTACGGACGCATCCTTAGTATGGAGAAGAACTTTTATAATACCCGGACAGTGGTGTGCGAAGGGGAACTGGCCTATCTTCTGGATTCGATACAGGAGCCGAAGGCATACCACGGCTATACCGTGAGGAGCTTCTTGAATACCCTGCTGGCTGTGCATAACAGGCAGACAACAATGGAAAAACGGCTTGCTGTCACATTTAACTCCAAATGTGCGGGGGAAAGCGGATCTTATGATAACCTTTCCCTTTACTATCAGTCGGGAAGTACCACATATGCTGTTTTTACGAAAAAAAGGGCGGATGATGTGGCTGGAAAAACATTTATTGTACCTGCCGGAGACTTTTATGTGTACTGGCATACGGACGCATCGGTTAATAACTATTATGGATTTTCCATAGACAGCGTAGAGTTCACAGCGGGAGTTCCGGACACAGCAGTTGTATCAGCACTCCCATCTTATACGGCAGTGGAAACAAAGAAAGTTTCTGATATGCAGAGTGCGCATAATCCGTATGATAACAGTTCCAATCTATTGTGGCATTATACCCATACGTTCGACAGGAAAGACCTGTATCCCAAAATGTTTGTTACAGGGATGGTTACGGTGGAAGACAGCAATGACAGCATCTACCGCTATACAAATTGGGAAAACACGCTGGATGATATTCAGGATAAGCTGGTAGACAGACTTGGAGGGCATTTACGGATCCGGCATTCCGGCACGACCCGTTACCTGGATTATATCACAGATTATGATAATACCAATACACAGGTCATTGAGTTTGGCAGTAACCTTCTTGATTATACAGAAAATGCGGATGCATCTGAAATAGCAACCAGAGTGATCCCGCTTGGTAAACGATTGGAGGAAAGTTCAATCGAAGGGCTGGAAGAATATATCACGATCAGGAGTGTGAATAAGGATGTTCCGTATATTGAATCCACGGATGCCATAAAAGAGTATGGCGTGGTGACAAGGACTGTAAGTTTTGAGGATGTCGGAGAGCCGGCCAATTTAAAGAAGAAAGCAGAGAAATATCTGTCAGATATTCAGTTTGAGAACCTGTCTTTGACCTGCAATGCCGTGGACCTGAACATGGTGGATGTGGATATCGAACGGATCAAACTGGGGGATTCCATCCGGGTCGTGTCAAAACCACACGGAATGGACCGGTATTTTCCGGTTACTGCACTTACCATTGACCTGCAGAATCCACAGAATAATACGGTAACGCTTGGAACAAGTGTAAAGGCAGGAATTTCAGAACGTACAACAAATCAGAACGATTCGCTTGTACAGAAGATCCAGTCGCTGCCGCCACAGTCTGACACCCTACGGATGGCGATAGAAAATGCAACAGCCCTGATCACGGCAGCAACCACGGGGCATGTGGTGACAAGACCGGAAGAGATCCTGATCATGGATACTGCAGATAAGGATACCGCAAAAAAGGTGTGGCGATGGAATTTAAATGGTCTGGGATATTCCAGTACGGGATATAATGGGACATTTGGAACAGCCATTACGATGGATGGAAAGATCGTAGGGAAATATATTGCTGCCAGAAGCATCTATGCAGATTCCTTTATTGCAGGAGAACTACAGACTGCATGGAATGGAATCACGGATTATATCCAGCTAACGAACGGGGAACTGCAGGTATTTAATACTTCTGATCAGCTGGTGTCAAAGTTCAATTATAATGGGGAGCATTTTTACAGGGACGGCACTTATGTAGGTAAGATTGGAACTAACAAGTGGTCAAGCAATGCAGCACACAAAGGGCTGGTGTTTGATCTGGAATATACCGGAAAGTATATGGCATGGTGTTATCAGAAAACAAGCGGAGCTTCATCCTATACCACGATGCTGTGTTTTTCACAGGGAAACAGTATCTACACGGAACAGGGGCTGCATCTGGGCTGTGATTTTTATGGGGAGTGGAATACGCTCTACAACATTAAACTTTCGGGTGTTTCTTCTGGCGGATACAGTGCATTTACTGGAACGATCCCAATCATCATGAATATTACGGATAAAGGAAATGGGGCAATCAGCTGGACTTACAGTAAGCTTCAGGTAAAAAACGGCATCATAGTCGGATACTGGAATTAAGGAGGTATAAAGTGGAAAAAGAAATCGAACTGGAACTTCCCCGTGGGGAAAAGCCAAAGGAAGGAAAAACAGAAATGGCAGAAAAAACAGTGGAACTGATGTCTGGCTCACCGCTTGAAATGAAGCTGGAAGAAGTTTTAGGTAAGGTTACTGCTATGGAATCAGCTATGACAAAAATGACAGCATTGTTTGAGGGAGGTGCATTTAGTGGAAAAGCAGGAAAAGAATAAAACAGAACAGAATCCCATGCCTCTTGGCATGATTCTGGATCATGCAAGGGAGGACATGACAAAATCAGTGGTTGCACTGCAACAGAAATACGGGCTTCCGGCAAGTCTTCTTGATGTGATTCTGACAGGCGTGCTGTCAGAAGTACGGGAAATGAAGTGTATGGAGTACAGGCAGCTGAAGGAGGGAGAAAAAGATGGCAAATGTCACAACGTATCTGAATAAGATCCTGTCTGCGGTATATGGAAAAGATGTCAGGCAGAGTATTTATGATTCCATCAATGCAATCAATACACAGGTGGAAGGGTATGTATCTGCTGAGAAAAGCCGTGTGACAGCGGAAGCTAATAGAAATAGTGCTGAAAAAATCAGGGTATCAAACGAGAACGATAGGGAAGCCGCTGAAGAGGAACGTTTAACGAATGAAGCAGAAAGGCTGGAGATATATGATGGTCTGTGCTCTCAGGTAGCTGATATGCTGGATGAATTGAAGAATGTGGCAGAGGGGAAAATTACATTTTCTGCGATTTATCCTGTGGGCAGCATTTATATGTCCGTGAATAATACCAGTCCGGCATCCTTGTTTGGCGGCACATGGCAGTCATGGGGAAGCGGACGTGTTCCGATTGGCGTAAACACATCGGATTCAGAATTCTCTACAGTGGAAAAGACAGGTGGAAGTAAGTATCTGCAGAGTCATACCCATACTTTTACCGGAACAGCGGTCACGGTGACAGGTGGGTCACATTCCCATACGCTTCCATATCCTGTTCCTTCAGAACCGGGTTATGATTACGAAGGAGAATCTTATAATGCTCCTTTTGGTACTTATAGTCCGCAGAGTGAACTGATAGAGGAGACAGATTCAGAAACCCACAGCCATACTTTTACGGCAAAAGGTACACTTAGTTCAACCGGAATAGGAAACGGTCAGAACCTCCCGCCTTATATCACCTGCTATATGTGGAAGCGTATTGCATAATTTTAGTAACTGGTATCTCTTCGGAGGTGCTTTTTTTATACCCAAAAATCAAAGGAGGAACTCATTATGAAGGAATTTTGGAACACGGTACAGTTTGTTTTTACAGCAGTAGGAGGATGGCTTGGATATTTCCTTGGCGGATGTGATGGCCTGATCTATGGACTGCTTGCATTCGTTGTGATCGATTATCTCACGGGAGTGATGTGTGCGGTCAGCGATAGGAAGTTATCCAGTGCAGTAGGTTTCCGTGGAATCTGCAGAAAGGTCCTGATCTTTCTGCTTGTCGGAATTGCCAACATCTTGGATGTGCAGGTGATTGGTACGGGCAGTGTGTTACGGACAGCGGTGATCTTTTTCTATCTTTCCAATGAAGGCGTGAGCCTGTTGGAAAATGCATCGCATCTGGGACTTCCTGTGCCGGAAAAGATCAAGGAGGTTTTGGAACAGCTCCATGACCGTTCAGAGAAAGGAGAATAACCGCTATGAACAAGAAAGAATTTATCACAGCGGTTGCAGGATATGTGGACAAGTATGCTTCAGCGTATGGCATTCTTATCCATTCTTCTGTTATTGCACAGGCAATTTTGGAATCCGGCTGGGGGAAAAGCACCCTGGCTGCGAAATATCATAACTATTTTGGATTGAAATGCGGAACAAAGTGGAAGGGCGGTTCAGTCAATCTTTCAACTAAAGAAGAATACACACCCGGAACACTGACGTCAATCCGTGACAATTTCCGTACCTATTCTTCGATGGAAGAAGGAGTAAAGGGATATTTCGAATTTATCCAGCTTTCCAGATACCAGAACCTGAAAGGCATTACAGATCCAAGGAAGTACCTGGAAATTATCAGGGAAGACGGTTTTGCGACCAGTTCTGATTACGTGAAAAACTGTATGGCTCTGGTAGAGCAGTATGAGCTGAAAAAATATGACAATGCAAAGGAGCGAGAGACTATGGCAAAAACAGCAGCAACATTGATTGCACAGGCAAAGGCATGGGTCGGATGCCGTGAGGCAGACGGATCCCATAAAAAGATCATTGATACTTATAATGCACACAGACCATTGGCAAGAAATTATTTGGTAAAATATACCGATGCGTGGTGTGCCACGTTTGTATCAGCATGTGCCATTAAGACAGGCATGACGGATATTATCCCGACAGAGTGTGGATGCGGTCAGATGATCGCCCTGTTCCAGAAGCTGGGGGAATGGGACGAAAATGATGCAAGAGTTCCAAGACCGGGGGATATTGTTTTTTATGACTGGGATGATTCCGGTAAAGGTGATAACACCGGATGGCCGGATCATGTCGGAATTGTAGAAAAGGTATCCGGCAGTACGATTACGGTAATCGAAGGAAATAAAGGAAATGCAGTAGGGAGGAGAACCCTGCAGGTAAATGGAAAATATATCCGTGGATATGGAGTGCCGAAATACAACAGTGGATCTTCACAGAATACTTCTTCTGGGAATGCTGGTGAGAGCAGCAGTTCTGGTGGTATCAATAAAACACCGAAATGGGTAGGGAAGGTTATGGCTTCATCCTTAAATGTCCGCAAATGGGCAGGAAAGGAATATGGCAGGATCAAATCTTATCCATATCTGTACAGAGGGAATCTGGTAGATGTCTGTGATACAGTAAAGGCGGCAGACGGAAAAGCGTGGTATTATGTTCGCATTGCGGGAAAATACTATGGATTTGTTTCTTTGGACTATATTGTGAAAGCATAGGAGTGTGGGAATTTGGCTGGCTGAAATGTCAGCCTTTTTCTTTTGGACATGAGAGATTCATCAAAAAATAAAACCCTCTTTTGGTGGATATTTTACTGGACTTATTACCGATTAAGAGTGATATATAGACTACCAAAACAGGAAGGAGGCAGACTATTAAATGAAGATTACGGCGATTGCTCCTAAGGATAACAGCAGGAAAAAATTGAAAGTTGCTGCTTATTGCAGGGTATCAACAGAAGCAGATGAACAGGAAAATTCCTTGAATAATCAGAAGGATTTTTATGAAAAGTATATTCGTTCTAATAAAAGTTACGAGTTTGCAGGTATCTATTATGATTTGGGAATTTCGGGTTTTAAGGAAAAAAGACCAGGATTTCAGCAGATGATTGCAGATGCTATGAATGGAAAAATCGATCTGATTTTGACAAAGTCTATATCGAGATTTGCAAGAAATACCGTTACCACACTAAAGGTTGTAAGGAAACTGAAAAGTGCAGGTGTCGGTATTTTTTTTGAACTTCAAAATCTTCATACCCTGTCAAATGAAGGTGAACTGATGCTTTCTATCTATGCTGCGTTTGCACAGGCAGAAAGTGAAGACAGCAGTATGAACATGTACATGGCACATCAGCGAAGGTTTAAAAAGGGTATTCCGGCAATCAGGGTATATGAGTGTTATGGGTACAGGCTGAATTCTGATGGGGAAATTGTGTTGGATGAAATTCAGTCACAAGTAGTAAAAACGATGTTTGATCTTGCACTTCAGGGAATATGGGTATCTAAAATCAGAGCATATTTGGATAAGAACGGGATTCCCTCTCCTCAAGGAAAACGGTGGAATGATACTGCTGTAAATCGTATTCTTCGGAATGAAATTTATAAAGGCGATGTGATGATGCAAAAAACTTATATTGACGCAGATCGGGTTCGCCATAGAAATACCGGACAAAAAGACAGGTTTTATATTGAGGATCACCATCCAGCTATTGTTGATAGGTTTGTGTGGAATGAGGTACAGGAGGTACTTGATATCAGGTCTATGCAATTGAAACAGAAACTTCCAAAACGGAGTATGGGAGGAAATTCGCATAACAAGTATTCTCTGACAAGAATGTTATATTGTCCTCATTGTGGCAGCCCGCTTCATCACAGGGTGAATTCAGGTGGAAAATACACGTATTGGTGTTGCGGAAAGAAAATTAAGAAAGGAAAAGATGCATGTATAGGAATTACTGTACCAGAAGATCTAACACGAGAATGGAAAATTACTGAAGAAGTCACGGTGTTTGAAGAGAAGGATGAATTTGGCAGACAGCATTTTTCCTTTATGCCTAAAAAAGAATATGAAAAATCACGAAAATGTCCTTATGAACCGACGGAGAAAAAAGGTAGGGATTCCCACAGCATTTATCCGTTAAGTGGAAAAATGTACTGCGGATTATGCGGAAGTTTAATGCACCATCAGATTGCGTGGAATGGCAAAGAATTCTGGTGGTGTTCCAAGCGGATTAAGAAGAATGCGTGCGAGGGAATCAAAGTTCCGGCAGAAATCGCAGATAGTTGGGAGTTTGAAGGAACAATTACAGTTATGGAAGGAGTCGATGAGAATGGCGAAAAAAGTTACAGTTATCAAAGCAGAGCGCAGACCCACCATGAAAACGGCAACAAAGGTTAAAAAATTACGGGTGGCTGCATATTGCCGTGTGTCAACGGATGCAGATGAGCAGCTCAATAGTTTTGAAAATCAGGTGAGTTACTATACGGAATATATTAACAGCAAAGAAGAATATGAAATGGCCGGGATTTATGCGGATGAAGGAATTTCCGGTACATCAACACGCAGAAGAAACGAATTTAATCGGATGATAGAGGATTGTGAAGATGGGAAGATCGATCTTGTTATTACTAAAAGCATCAGTCGATTTGCCAGAAATACACAGGATTGTTTGAGCTATGCCAGAAAACTTAAAAATATGGGGATAGGGGTTTTCTTTGAAAAAGAAGGTATCAATTCATTGGATGGTACTGGGGAATTACTTTTTACGATATTGAGTTCACTTGCACAGGAAGAAAGCAGATCCATTTCTGAAAACTGCAAATGGGGGATAAGGAAAGGGTTTAGTGATGGAAAATTGCATTTAAATACAAATAGATTTTTAGGATATGATAAAGACACAAATGGGGAACTTGTTATAAATAAAGATCAGGCTGCCACCGTGAGGCGGATTTATGAGGAATTTATGAATGGAATCAATCCAGATATTATATCTATGAGATTGAATGAGGAACAGATTCCGGGAGTAACAGGGGAAGCTAAATGGACGTGCGGTACGATTTGGGGAATTCTCAAAAATGAAAAATATATGGGTGACGCATGTTTACAAAAAACGTATACCGAAGATTTTCTTACGAAGAAAACAACAAAAAATAACGGTCAGATTACGCAGTATTATATAGAAAATGATCATGATGCGATTATTGATAAGAAATTCTGGAATGCAGTCCAGTTAGAGATTGCACGGAGAAGAGCATTTATGGAAAAGTATAATCTTCGTACATTAGGCAGATATACGGATGAACAGCCTTTTTCTAACAGGGTGATTTGTGGAACCTGCGGACATGTTTCCTGGCGAAGAACCTTAACCAGAAGTAATGGGAAATTTAAAGTCTGGATGTGCGGACAACGGTATAGGCAAAAGGGAGTCCTGGGATGTAAAAGCAAATCAGTATATGAAAAGAGTATACATGAGGCTTTTGTAAAAGCATGGAATCAAATAGTAGAGAACCGTGATGAATATATCCAGGAATGGAAAGAAAACATGAAGGGTGAAAATGCACTTTTAGCATTTAGGTCAAAACAGATGATGGAACTTACAAATAGCAAACCGATGAAACGGATTAGCCTTCCATTAGTGGGGAAGGTTTTAGACCATTGTATTTTATACGATGACAGGATTTGCTTTATTTTACTAGACGGTACAGAGATAACTGTAGAAATAAAAAATAAACGATGATGTAAAGCAATGAATATAGTCTCCTGTGTATGATGCACAGGAGGCTTTTCTTAGTGAAGGAAATAACATAAAAGTATGGCAATATTTAGCATGTTGACTTATGATTAGAATGTTTTGCCTGAAAAGCAGAACATTTTTTTTGGAAAGGAGGTGAAAAAATGTCCAAGAAACTGATGGTACAGGAGACGGGGAAATGGAAAAAGAAAGAAAAAGCAGAGAATCGCCGGAGAATGGAAAGAGAACGTGTACGGGAAACTTATGCCAACAAGAAAGAAGTGGAAGTGATTCCCGCAACGGTAGATATAGATAGTATAGACCATCCCATTACAAAGGTAGCTGCGTATTGCCGTGTCAGTACATTGGAAGATGCACAGGCGGGGAGTTTTGAAAGGCAGATTCAGCATTTCCGGGAAATGATCGAAAATACAGAAGGGTGGAAAAATGTTGGTATTTATGCAGATGAAGGAGCATCTGGAACGAATATGAAAAAGCGTCCAGAGTTTCAGCGGATGATACAAGATTGCAAGGATGGAAAGATTGATCTCATTGTAACAAAGAGTGTCAGCCGATTTGCCAGAAATACAAGAGACTGTCTTGAAGTTGTCAGAGTTCTGAAGGGCTTGTCTCCGCCAGTGGGTGTGTTTTTTGAGGATGTAAATCTGAATACAATTGAGGCAAAAAATGAATTTACCTTGGGTGTTATGAGTCTTGTGGCACAAGGAGAATCGGAAGCCAAAAGTGCGGCTATAACGTGGTCGGTTATTGAACGATTTAAAAATGGAGTACCGATTATATCAACAAATAATCTATTGGGATATGATAAGGATAAGTTTGGTAAGCTAATAGTTGTAGAGGAAGAAGCTGAAGTGGTGCGGTACATATATAACTGTTATCTGGATGGACAGACAGTCAAGCAGATAGCAGAAGCATTGACAGAGGCACACATTCCAACCGTAAAAGGCCGTGAGGTCTGGAACAGTGGAACGGTAAGAAATATCCTGAAGAATGAAAAATACTGTGGTGACGTTATTATGCAAAAGACTTTTACTGTAGATTGTTTTTCGCATAAAACCGTTATTAACAGAGGACAAAAACCCAAGTACCGTCTAACGGATGACCATGAGGCAATTGTCTCAAGAAAGGTCTGGGATAAAGTGCAGGAATTATTGAAAGAACCCAGACGATATGGGAACGGAAAGAAAAAACCGATTGAGAAAAAATTTCGTGTTTCCAAAATTAAAAATGGCCGTTTGAAAGGATTTGCAGTGATAGATCCACGATGGCGACAAAAAGATGTAGACAAATTTTTTGAATGGCTCAGTAAGAGCGAAGAAAGGAAAGAATAATAATGTTTAAAGATTTTTCAAAATTTAATTTCACAGTAATCGATGTAACAACAGCAGCAACACCGGAGATGACAATCAATCTGAATGGTATTACTTTTAACCAGAGGACGCAGGAAGCATTAGATAACCCTGAGTATGTAAGACCGCTGATTGATGCAGAGAATATGGCTTTTGCAATTCAGGTGTGTAGTAAGGAAGAAAAGCGAGCCATGAAATTTACAAAACCTAATGGCAAAGGAGGCTACAGCAGTACCTGTAATACAATCAGAGCAATCATCCGTCGAGTGATGGGAGATAAATGGAATGATGGTATGCGTTATTCTATGGAAGGAACTATTTTCTCAGATCAAAAAGCAATTGTATTTGATCTGGCTGCAGCGAAGGAACTGCCACCGTTCCGTTACCCAAAACATGTAAAAAAATAAAATATCATATATTGATAGAAACAACTACATAGTCAGTATGTATATTATATAGAAGAAACTAATATTGTAGAACTCTGTAATAAGTAAATGTAATTATTTGTTACAGAGTTCATTTTTGGCGTTTTAAAGGTGCAAAATATGTAGGTCGTAAAAGTGCAAAGTGAAATGAAGTCAGGATTATGCATAAGAATTTATAATTATTGATACGGATGCTAACGTCAGTTCGGTGTGTTATTTTTGGATGAACTGGCAGAGTTTCCGAGAAATGTACTGGAAGTGTTGAGACAGCCTTTGGAGGAACATCAGATACATATTGCCAG